AGCAACCCACTAAAGTTTGGGTCATTTAAGCCTCGCAGAGGGTCAGCAAGCATTGCGAAACTTTTGCCACCCCCTGCTGCACCTCCGTAAAGAACTTCCCTTTCAGATGATGCTAGGAAGTCTGTTTGAGGTCCGTCATTTGGTTTAAAGACAACATCCTGTGCTTGTTGTACTTCAAACGGTTCAGCAATAACTTCTGCAGGAACAGTTACAATCTCAGGCTCTTGCTTCTGCGCCTGTGGTATGAGTTCCTGTTTTTTCTTGTTCGAGCTTTTCGATTTCTTGTATCGTCTTTTCGAGCCTTGCGGCAAGTTTGCGTTTAATTGTAGCTGCTTTCTTACGTTTTCGCTCAATGTCTATTCTCTTTTTCAAACCAACATGTGAGATGTATCTGCCTGACTCTTTACTTAACCAATTAGCTACTTCTCTATAACTGTACTGTATTAAATGTTGTTTTGCCTTTTCTAGTAATTCTAATTCATTATCTATAGGTAATAGAAAGTTATCGTCTTCTTCATCTACTTCATAACCGAAAGGTGTAGTCCTAGCTACTCTAGGTATTCTACTCCAAGCCTTTTGATTTATCTCAGGCTTCGGTAGCGTCCAATACCCTAAACTTTCTGCTGCTTTCATTACAAGTACTCAACTACAAAATAGGCTAACCAAATAACAAACAGAGCCTTTAAAGCTGTTTTAGTTTTTTCTTCGTTCCAACTCCACTTACTCATTTGTTCCTTCTTTAGCAGGTAACACAAAGATACCTCCTGTAGATTCTACATTAACCTTTTCAGTCTTAATGTACCCTGCCCTGTCGAGTAAGTCTTTAGCTGCAGTCATTTTATCTCTTATGCCTAACTCAGTAGGATCTATTAGAGCATTACCAAGAGCAACGGCAGCACGAGGAGCGATCCTAGCCATATACTGTTTTGTAGCATCATCAATCTCCTCTTTAAGAGCTTTAACAATCTCATTTGTAGCTGTACCGTCTGAATACCCTGCTAATCTCTTAGCTGATAATACATCGCCTCCTGCTTCATCAAATAAGACTTTTAAAAAAGCTTGTTGTTTTTCTGTTAGTTGTTTCACGTTTATCCTTTTCGTGTTCTCTGTTGTATATATGTTCTAGCCACTCTTTTGCAATATCAAAATTGTAGAAGACTAAGCAGTAGGCACACGTTAGTCTGCCTTTAACGACAGACTTAGTGTGTCCACACACAGAACAGACATTGCGTTCCACAGTATTAAACTAAGTGGTGCTGTCCTTTTACTCATTACAATTACAAGTATCGCAACACTTACGATTAAGTATTGCACAGTATATACGTTTCAAATATCTTCTCATTTTAGTTACTCCCCTTTGTGAAAAACCTTGTATCTTAATTCTGACCTATGGATTCCCATATCCTTTAATAGATGGTCAGGAAGGTTTTTTAGTGTTACGTATGCGGCTCTTCTTTCTTGGTAGTCTAAAAAGCTAGACCAAGCTTTGTTTATGTAATATTTCATTTGTTGTCTCCATGTTTATTAAGTACTAGTATTTAGTACAAACATAGTTATATATAAACGTGACTACATAACCACAGACAACATTGCAAAGCCGTTATTACTTTTTACCGCTTCTACCTTTCTTAACTTTGCCGCCTTTATTCATAGCTATTACTATAGCTGCAGCAGGTTTTTTACCTTTCATTTTTTTCTTGTCTAACATAGGTTCTTTTTTACCTTTAACTGATGTGGCTTTCATACCACCAGTTGCGTAACCCATAGTCTTAGCTTTCGGAGGTCTTCCTACTTTACTTCCATATGTTCCTTTTCCTTGAGGCATTTTATATTCTCCTTGATCTGTTTTTACTGGCTGATACAACTCTAAGATTTGACCTAGAGTTATTCTTAGTATTTTTATCTACGTGATGTACATCTTTGCCGTCACCTTTTTTAGCTAGACCTGCTTTTACCATTCTGCGTCTAGCTGTATTGCGATTGGCTCTCTTCTTCTTAACTGCAGGAGTGCCATCGTAATTAGCGTATTCTTTTTTATAATTTCTAGGCATTTAAAATTCTATCTCGTAGTTAACTTGTACTTTGTTTTTGTTTGTACCTTTAAATGTTTTACCTATTTTATTTAACCATGAACTGTTCTTAGGTAATTCATCATACGTAGGTGTTACAGTTTTGTTACCTGTATTAGCATAAGATGCTACTAACTTTTTAATATCTTTAAACGCTTTATCTTCTTTAGCTAGAGCTAATGCACTTTTCTTACCTTTAGCCATTATCTATCATTCCTATAAATTTCTCTTTGCATATACAACACATCCGTTTCTAAAATAGAAATACGTCTAAGTATGTCATTGCTATCACCTATGCCTCTAGCTAAGTGAGTACCTAGAGATTTAACGTCACCGTCAATGTTTGTAATATTACTAGCGTTAACATCTACATCTCTTTTTAAATTAGCTGAACTCAGTTCGGCAACTGTAGCTGATAAGTCTTTAATAGTAGCATCCGTCTGAGCTACGTACCAAACCGCAGCAGAGATTTGCATTGCCAGAGTTGCGGCAAGACCTATGGATACTTTGATGTCCATTAATTAAGTTCAAAATGTGGACCATCAATAAATGGTCTTCTACCTTCGGATCTGCGTAGGTCAATGTAAGCCATCATAGCTTCTTCCATTGTGCCATCCCAAGTTGATATGTCTGGTATATGCCAAGCTGCTCCCCATCTAACAACCACACCTTCTTCTGTAGCTGCCCACTTCATAGCGTCAGCTAGATCGTCATACAGGTTGAGTTCCCAACTTGCCTTTCCGTCTACGTAAGCCATTAAGTCTACTGCGTCACCTGTTAGGTGCTTGGATTTCATAGTCTGCGATTTTCCTGCGTCAAACAACTTTTGCTGTTCTTCTTGTGTTCTCATTCCGTAGATAACACCAAAGTCAATCTTAGTGAGTTCAATCGCCTTCTTGACAACCTTAACTAAGTCTTCATTTACGCCTTCTAGTTTGTCTAGGGATCTGCTCGACAGTGTATAAGCCATTTGTGTACTTCCTTTTGTTTTTAAGTCTTTCTATAGGCATCCGTCTTTCGCCTAAGTATTGGGGATTAAACTTTACTATCCTTATAGGGTCTTGACCCATATGTATCAACAAGAAATTCCCATACGTCATCTGTTTGGATACACCCTATTCTGTATTCGTTGTCTTGTACTAGTCCTATATTAATGTCAAAGTAGTTTTCCATTGCTCTACACTGCTGTGTATCTTTCATAATTACAGGAGGAAAGTTAGGATCAATCCACCAGACATCGTTCACTAGGAACATAACGTACAGAAATACTTTCATAGTTACTTTTTCTTAGGACCAAAGAATTTAGATACACCTTTTGTTCCTAAAGAGGCTGCAACTACAGCACCAAGGCTGTATTGATACCAATCAGGCATCCCTGCAAGAGCAGAAAAGCCATTTGCTACTATTTCCCTACCCCAATCGCCACAGAAGGACAGTACTAGAGGAATAGAAAACAATATAGTTATCCATTCGTCTTTCCACGAACTCTGTGAAGCCCTAATAGCAGCTAGATCCCAATCTATATCGCCTGTTGCCTCTTTAAGGCGAATTTGTGCTTCAGCTTTGTTGGCTGCAACCTTACCATCTAGGTAAGTAGAGGCTAAACTGCCTACTGAAGAGATTAATGTTCCTGCAATGTTAAACATCTAGTTATCTTTACCGTTAGATTTACCTTCTACGGCATTAATAAGCATGTTTACGAATTGTTGCTTCGCTATTTCGTGCTGATCGAGTTGAAACTTAGCTGAAGCTACTTTGCCCTCTAAGTCTCTTATCTGTGCTACTATGTATTTAGCCTTATTATCTAGGTCATCTACTTTGTAGTCTTTTTTATTAATGTTAATTACGTTATCTTGTGACATTTGTACCTCTTTTATTTATCCCTGTTCGACATCCACGCTGAAGTTCCCATATAAGCTCCGACTATACCTGCACCACTGATGTAAAACAGATTAGAAATATCTGAAAGTGCCTTTATGTGGTCTATAGGCATAAAGAACATAGCTGCAGTAAAGCCACCCATCGCTATTAGAGTACCTGTAGCCATTCTACGTTGAGCTTTCTGCTTACGGAGTTCAGCTTCAGTCTTATTTATCTCTTTAGCGTGTTCTAACTCTTCATCAGTCACTATGCCATCACCATCTAAGTCGTAATCCTCGTACTCACTGTGTTGTTGAAACTTTTTTTGCGGTGTCATATGAGCAATACCCTCTTGGTCTATCTGGATCTAGGACTTCATCCCTGCGTAAGTGTCCTTCTAGGAACATAGCCCTTTCTACATGGTCTAAACTATAAGTCTCCCCTGTGCGTTCAGCGATAGCTTTGCGTACATAGAAGACATCGGACTTAGGGATGTGGACTTTGCTAAGACTATTAGGGTTGTTTCTAGCCAGAGTCTCATAAAAGTCTTCGATAACTGAGTCACTTGCATATAGTTTTACCTTCTTTTTACTCATTGTCAAACATTATTTTAGTTAATAACCATATTATGTAAGGTTATATAAACTATATAGTAACATATTAATAACAATAATACAAGAAATAGTTTTAACTTTATAGTTTTAACTATATATTAGTTATATTATAAAGTAGTTTTAACTTTAAAGTTTTAACTAAATAGTCTTAACTATGTTATACCACAGAATCACAAGGTTGTCAAGCGACATATTGTCACACTATAAGATATATTAGTATTCCTATTATAGTAAAAACTAGGGGGTCTGCCGTGTGATGCTATTTGTGATCACATTTAAGAAGAAATAAAGTGGTTAACAGCTAAAAATACGCTTCCGTGTATAGTTACATAGATATATATCCATAGACCCCCCTACGCCCCACGCACCATCACGTTATGTGGGTTCGATTTTTTTAAAAAAGAAAAAATATAAAACAATAGGACTCGGATAAAATAAATTTTAAGCTAGGGATTCCGCATTGGATAATAAATAATAACTAAGCTATTGATATATAATAATATCTAAACTGTTTTACTATCAGTTATTAAAAATAGTATACCCATGATATATAGATATTCTAAGAATGGTTACAATTGTAACGGTTATGTATGATATTAAATTCTAAAATATAAGTTTCATTTGTAACTAAAATTAATTTTTTTATTTATTGTACATTACTCGCTTTTTGCTGTACTATCTAAGAATACAAAAACCGATTCTTTTAATACCGAATCAATTTAGGAAAAACAAAATGACAAAAGCAAAATTAAAATTTGATAATGATTTAAACCTAGATAACTTTTTATATAGAGATAATGCAAAAAATAAATTAATAGATTTATGTAATCAGCGTTATGATGAAATAGAAAATCTAAAAGAAATTGTGAATCAATACGCAAGCGATCCTAAAAGGGAAAATTTAGCTAATGAAATAATAAAGTTAAAAACTGAAAACCTAAAACTAAAAAGAGATAATGAAATTACACAATCTAATTTAGGCGAGTCTTTAAATGATAATGAAAAGCTAGAGTCTGAAATAAAAGATTTAAAAACTCATTTAAGATTAATTGCTAAATTATCAGACTATGTAAGTTTAGGTTATAAATTATAGAGTTAATATCTAGCAAGCGGATTCACTTAAAGAGTCCGCTTATAGATATTCGCTAATGAATATCAACAAACCAAAAACTGACAATAGGAGTCAAAAATGATTACATTTAATTTAAATAATATAGCTAGAGGTGAAACTATCAAAGGCGGATTCACTCCGATAAGAGTACTTGCAACCGCTTTAAGTTTTTACTTGAAAGGTAACAAGCCCGTTATCCACAGAAAGAATCCATTAGACAAGGGCTTTTTTATTAGACTCGGCAATGGTGGTAAATCTGGAGAACCTCTTTTAAGATTAAACTTTGGCAATTCTTATTCTTGCTTTCAGGCATATGATCGCAATGGTTATTCTAGAATTAATCAAAACGGAATCGTTAGGCATAAAAGAAAAGCTAACGGTACTAAATTGACTCAACGCCTAGCAAGTTAATTTAAATTGGGAGTCTAGCTTTAATTAGTTAGACTCCGTTTTTAAGTTAATAATGACCGTATAACAATTAAGAAAGGACTCTAAAATGACAGCTACAAGTTTTCTATATAAAAAAGACTGGGGAATCTCAGATACTAAGATTCGCAAAGCAAAAATAAATGTTAAGCGATTTATTAGGAATCAGACTCCAGAAAAACAAAAAGCTTTAATTGAATACATTAAGACTATTAAAAAAGATCATATTAATTTTCGAGCTAAAAGAAAAAATACTAGGAGTCTTTAATATGTTTTTTCATCCTGATTTAATAATAGTAATATTAACAATAATAATTTTAATAGGAGTCGGATTATGCCGTTAGATAACATAGGACACATTTCTAAACTAAGAGGAAAGCTAATT